TGTGAGCCTTACGTTCGTTTATCTGAAAAGTTTGTACCATCGAACCTGCCTTTCATCGCATAACATCTTAGAATGCGTATTCACATAAACTAATGCTTATAAATAACAATGCCAGGTGGACTTTTACAACTTGTAGGAAGGGGCGCACAGGACCAATTGGTCACTGGCAATCCATCCTTCACACACTTTCGGTCCGTATATAAGCGTCACACAGATTTCGCAATGGAGCATTTTCGTCTGTATTTCAAGACATCTGTTCTTACATTTCCAACGTCCGGAACTTTGACTTTACGCACAAAAGTGGAGCGATACGCCCAGCTTTTAAACGATTGTTATTTGAGCATTGACCTGCCGAACATTTATTCGCCAGTAGTAGAATATTATAACAGTAACCCCACTGCATACCAGTTCCAATGGGTTCGTAATATCGGTTACAACATGATTCGGCGTGTTTCAGTTCTCATCAATGGCCAAGAAATAGTTCGGCATACCGGCGAATGGATGAAACTTCATGCGAACTTGACGTTTGATGCGAATAAGAAAGCTATTCTTGATCGCATGACTGGAAATGTTGCGGAACTATACGATCCCGCAAATTCATACAAGAACGCAGGAACGTATCCTTCTGCGATATCTCAAAGTTATCCAGCAAATGATGCCGAGCCGTCCATTCATGGCCGAACCCTTCTTATTCCCTTGCATTTTTGGTTCTGTGAAACGATAGGTCAAGCACTTCCAATGGTGGCTCTTCAGCAATCAGAGGTTGAAATCGTAGTTGAACTGAATAACATGTATCAGCTATTTACAGTTATAGACCCTCGCCCTACGGTTACAGGCAAACATACGTATCTAGACCGAATTCCGCCAGACCAATCAGATGTAGCATTTTCCATGTCCCATTTCCTTTCTCCACCGTTAGCATCTAATACAAAGCTAAACAAAATTCCAGATCTAAAAACGTGGAACATGACCCCATTTTTGGAATGCAATTATATATTTGTAGCCGATACTGAACTTTCGTATATTGCGAGAACCGACCATTCTTTCATGATTTCACAGGTTGATATGGCGCAAGCAGACGGCCAGTATGGTCCTTCCAATGATTTAGAACTCACAATGAAAAACTTGGTGACTCGTATTATTTGGGTTTTTCAAAGAAGCGACCGCATTACTCAAAACGATCCAGACAATTACACGAACTGGGTGGATCCTTATACATTTCCAACAATTCCGGGAGTAGGTGGGTCGGGTGTAGCCGTAGACTCCAATGTTTCTCAGCGCGATATCCTTTTGGAATCAACGATTATGTTGGACGGACAAGAGCGGTTCTCCCCAAAACAAACTCTGTTTTTCTCTGGAATACAATTGTACCGATTCCAAACCGGAAATCCAATGTCCGGAGTCTACGAATACTCGTTCGCACTGAATAATGATCCAGCCCAACCCAGTGGCTCTATCAATGGATCCATGTTTAATAAGACCCTACTCCGCAATACCCTGATTACTCCTCCTGGAAGTTCTAGCGGTATTCCTGCTGGCGGGTCCACAACTATTTGTATCTTGAAATCAACTGCGAATTCAAAGAATCCGCTTGTTATCACAAACCCCAACATAATTGATCCAAACACTGGTAAACCTCTCTATGGACCGGAAGACGTCATCACGATAGTTAAAAAGACGGACGCAACCGGAACACCCCTAAATACGTTTCAGTATACGTATAGTGTCCGAGCATACACGCAATCCTATAATTTCCTGAGAATTACTGGAGGTGTTGGAAATGTCGTGTTCTCATCATAATAAGGAGAATGCTCGAAATTTTGAGTGCCAAGTATGGAGCCGTCGGGAGCGAAAAGGATATGAAAGACGTGCTTCCAAAGGTTATAGAAAAGATATCAGCCGATAAAATGGCTATTTCGTTTCTTGTGAGTTCCACCGAACTGGGTCTAGCAGAAGACCCAGCCCCAGGAAGTCCAAAGGAGCTTGTAGTCAAATACGCTCTCAACGGACAGGAAAACACAGAACATGTGAAAGACGGAAACACATTTTCAGCAAAAGTCGCTGAACCTGCTCAATTGACATACGCAGGGTTCATTGCATCGTTATACGCATCCATATGGAAAAATGTAGCTGGATCTGTCGTTCTATTTTTACAAGTGTTCTCGGTAGGCCTCGCATATGGTCTCGGCTCCTATTTTGGCAACGGAATTGTGTGGGCTATTGTTTCCGTTCTGTTTCCTTACGCTTCTTTCTGGCTTATTGCGGCGATTGTACTTATTCGTCGTGCGATGAGTTCAGCAGATTTCATTCGCCCAATGTATTGAAAAAGTGCTAGATGTTGTTTTGTATTTTTGTTTTAGTGTTTCATCATCTTAAAGTCGCCGACACCGACGAACCCAACGAACTCGTCGCCGTCGTCGTCTGCCCGATACACCCGTCCGGTCTTCTCACCAACGATATACATCTTATGTTCAAACTCCATCTCTGCCATATCATCGTCGCCGTGATCCGCCGGCCCAGTGACGAACGCCTTGTTCATAGCATCCCAGTAGATACCGGGACCATACCCCTCAATCAATCGCTTACGAGATATGAGGGCAGAGTGAGTTAGCTCAATGATATCCCCGGACACAGGCCGACCAAGAGGCTTGGTAGTCAGCTCCGCGAACTCCTTCATGTGCTCCGTGAGTGTCTTCGCATCAAAGTCGTCGGTCGTGAGCTCGTTGATGTAAACAACGAAGTCTTTCTTGTTCTTTTCGCTCATTTCCGCTCCCAATTCCTTGAAGAGAGATGATAGCTTATCCGTGAACGACTTTGACATTTTGGAAATTCGCTTCTCCTCCTTCTTCTTTGGTTCAGGTGCTGGAGCAGGTGCTGGAGCAGGAGCAGGTGCGGGCTTCTCCTTCACTGCACGCTCTTTACGAGGCTTGGGCTTGCCTGCCTCCTCAATTCTCTCGGCCTGCTGCTCCAATTTCTCACGAAGCTCTTCCAATTTCTCGTTGGACTTCGCAAGATTCGTAACCCTGCCATTCGTAATTTTATTCTGAAGTTCGTTAATCTTTGCTTGTGTTGTATCATATGCCTTCTTCGCACGGGCATACGCAGGTGACTTTTCCTTCTGCGAAGTAATGACATACTCTAGTGCCTCAGCGGCATCAAATCCATAATTCTCGGCGAGCATATTCACGACAGACTGAATCTTATCCATTCTCAGTGTGTAGTGTGTTTTGTGTGATATGAATGGTATTAAAAATACTAATTCCGTTTTCGGGATTTAGGGCTTATTTAGTTGACGCAGCAGACCTAGCGATAGAGTTTGAGTAAATGGTTGCTGCGAAATTATGCTTTGTCGTTCCGTTTGAGGAGTGCCTTTTGTGACATCGTTCTTATAAAAGTTCGTATTTGCCTTCTGACGCAAATACTTCGTATACGTAGCATTATCCAGAGGACCTTTCACCTTGAACATCTTGCTTTAAACAAAGGTTAAAAAGCTGGCGTCCCGACAAACATTTCTTGGACGGCAGGAATATCCACGCTGTCTACGACTTCCTTAATTGTTTCTGCAGTGGATGCGAAGACAACGCCGGCAGTTATAAGTCCTCCAAATAGGGAAAGCTTGAGTGCGTCTTCCCATACAATAGGTTCAGACTTTGACCGGCGTTCAAGTGCATAGACAATGAAAGAAACGAGTGCGACACTCAGGGCAGCAAATACAATCATCATCTTCCTTTGTGACCCAATTAAATAAAACTTACAGATTTAGAACGAACTCGGACTTTGCCTTTCCTTCAATCTCCTTCAGAGGATCTTCTTCCTCCTTCTTCTCTGGCTCTAAATCCAGCGACTCAAAATCAAGTTCGGCGGTTTCATCGCCCAAATGAATAGGCTGGCGGGTCTCCTCCTCTTCCTCGCTCTCCTCTCCTTCCTCATCGCTACTATCTTCGGAAAACTGGACGCCCTTCTTATCCGCAACTGGTCCGGGAGCAGTCACCTCTTCAACAGAAGGGGCAGTTGCGAACTGCTTGGCGATAGACTGCCATGGAAGGAATGAGCGAATAACATGCTCTAAACATTCATTGATGATCTTCTCAATCTCCTGACGATTGCGGGCCTGTTGCTCCGATGTCGTTCCAATAGTCTTAAACAAATATGCCACTTGCCAAACCTTGCGTGCCGACTGAATATAGAGCTGATGAACGAACTTTTCAATCGTAGGTCTATCAAAATCAATATCTACATGGGACGATCCACCGCGATAATGGAGAGACGCAAACGACTTCAAATAAGCAATAAACACTCCCATCAATAAATCGTCCAAGTAAGAGCACTTGCTCGTCTTTACAATCCGGTCTACCTCGGTAGTTAGTGTTTCATCCGTCCATTCGGGTATTTTGGTAAGAAGGTTCTGAAATGTTCTCAGAATCTGATCGGGCTGCGAATTGCGGTCGCATAACTCCTTGGAGGTCTTGTAAACACTCCAAAACCCTTCTGAAATTGGGGGTACAATGAGTGTCGCGAGATGGTCGCGAAGGTGTGTCTTTGCAAATTCTGTATCGCTCATTTGTTCAAGGACATCGCAAGTTTATGAGAAATTGAGACGCACTAAATCACCAAATCAAATTGGATTGGCTGCGACCCAGAGAACCCGAATATAGGGACTAGACGAAGAACTTCGCGTCTTGGAATCGCCGTATCCTTGCAATACCTCGCAATGGCCTTATAAAGATGAAATCCATGATACCGATCGTGAATTTCCTCGTCTTTTCCAAATAAGACAGACGTTCCGTCTTCTAGCGTCAGCCAACGCATAAGTGTTGCGAATATCGGATTGGTCTGATAGTCTTCACACTTCGGTCCTTCCGGAAAGAGGTCCCAGAAAATAGCAGTGGCGAGTCTGACTAAATCAAACGACGGATTCGGCTTGATGACTTCATAAGACTGAACCCTGAACGGATCAATGTTATACTGCCCGCCTGCCTCTTCATCTGGCGAGAAATGGTCACTCACAAACGTCTTTGGGTGCTTCATTCCAGCGACGCGCACTGAACCTACACCTCTCTCAAAATCAATAATTTTCATAATGTACCCATACGTCGGCACCTTGAACATCTGTCCATCAACATTGTAATATAAACATTCCTTGTCAGTCTTTACATACATAATGTTATTGGAATGAAGATCGTTGTGCGTGAACCCCAAAACTCTTTGAGCATACGTTAGTGCGAATAACACTTGGGCCAGCCATGCAATGACGTGTGATGTAAGTTGATCTTCCAAAAGTAAATCTCCCAAAGTCCCTTCACACTTTTCCATCACAGTCAATTGGACAGGGACGTTGGACATAGTGGCCCATGCAAATCCTTCTCCGTCATCATCTTCACCATCATCTTCATCTTCAGAACAATCACAGGAGCGTACATCAAATACATACGTCGTTGAAATATCAGAACAATCTGAACTCGAGTCCATATCTACATCATCATCTTCAAACACAGCACGAAGTTCGGGCATTTCAACATTTCCGTCAGCATCTAGACCGGAAATACTTTCAATATCTCCCAATGTAGTTTCATCCGACAATATAACACTCGTGCGGGCATTTCGTGTGTGCTTAAAATCAGAATGTGTGGCGATTTCATCTGCCAACTTCAATTCAAATCGCGATCCTAGATTTTGAGAAAACCACGGCTTTTCTACTAAATCCTCATACTCATCCGAAATATCTATTGTGTGTTTCTTTGCGATGCCGGTAAACACGCCGTATACTTTCGGAAAATGAATACATCCACTCTGTGAAAACAAGGCAGAGAAAAGACTACCTACGTAAGCTGCATTATGCGGTGACTGGATCTTCTTTAACATTTCATCGGCATTCTCTTGAATTGTTGGAAGACCAATTGCACCTCCGTAATCGCCTCGCATCCATTTATGAGGACTTACAATCATAGTCTGCTTGATATGAATGTTCTTGGTAGCCCCAGATATAGTTGTGATAGTGTTTGGAGACGAAATTGTCTTAATAGGTTCATCCAGTTTCAGGCCGTGGTCTCGGACTGCCTCCACATTCTCCATCTTGAACATCATTTCCAAAGAAGGAAAAAAAGGCTGGATATTTTGTACACCCCAATGCTCTGATGCCCCCGCGCTCAGTTCATTCATAGAACGATACCGGTGGACCTGTATTGGCAAGGAAACACTTTTGAGTTCGCCAGTCTGTTTCTTCTTTCCCATTCTTGTGTTCCGTGTATAAACCAAAACCAAAATCTTCACGCATATTCAATAAGATGGCTCTGAACTTTCAGATCAAGAAATTCAACATCGAGATGATCCAAGACAGATGTGATATGGACTCTCGAAAATCTCCAATGATTGTCATTATTGGAAAAAAAGATACCGGAAAATCTTTCTTGGTTCGCGACGTTCTCGCAAATACTCAGTCATGTTTTCCTATTGGAACCGTCATTTCAGGAACAGAAGTTGCCAATGAGTTTTTCCAACATATGGTTCCCTCCAAGCTGATTCATGACAAGTATCGTCCTGAAATTGTTACAAACGTCATCAAAAGACAACTTAATGTCAAAACTGCTCGTAATACCGACAAGAAAGCCAAGGGTGGGAATTCGAGTGTAGACCCTCGTGCTTTTTTAATTTTAGACGATTGTCTTTACGACTCTTCATGGATTAAGGAAGAATCTACTCGCTACGTTTTCATGAATGGTCGTCACGTGGATATGATGACTATCATTACGATGCAGTATCCTCTCGGCATTACACCAAACTTACGTACGAACGTAGATTTCATATTCATTTTGCGTGAGAACATTACCGGTAATCGCAGACGTATTTACGAAAACTATGCGGGAATGTTTCCTACATTTGAAATGTTCTGTCAGTTCATGGACCAATGTACCGAGAACTTTGAGTGTCTAGTTATTTGTAACGGCATTCAATCTAATAAGCTAGAAGATCAGGTGTTTTGGTATAAAGCATCTGATCACCCGCCATTTAAGATGTGCGATGATTCGTTATGGGTTGATAATAAACCCTTTTCAAGTGCCATGTTGGCACAGGATGATTATTCAAACGGCTCAGTTCAAAAGAAAAACTCCGGGCCTTGGATTCATGTTAAGAAAACAGGTTAATGACGACGAGTAGCCTTGCGTCCCTTTCGGCCACGACGTGTCTTGCGACGACGGGCCATTCCGAAGGTCGCTGGCCCTAATGAGAAAGAAGGCGCAGATAACTGCGTTTTTGACGCAAACATATCCGCCAGTGCGTCCAAATCGGCATCAGAAGCACTCGTCACAGCAGAGTCTGCTGCGGCCGAGCTACTGAAAACAGGAGCTCCGCCCACGGAAGCCGATGATCCAAACATAGCCGTTAAATCGCCAATAGACATAATTTCCACTTTTTTGTTATAGATATCGCCGCCACGAGTTGTACGTGCAAATGTGTATCCATCTGGCGCCGGACTTCCCTTCGGCACTCTTAGTACTTTCACAGCAACTGGCATTTATGTTTTCTAAAGAATTTATACCCCCGAACATTTCAAAGCGGCACTAAAAACGAATTCATCATTTCCTAAAAATTGATTTGTATATATCCCAACAATTCATATCAGTAAATGCCCCGAAGATATTGTGTTGTGGAAGGATGTGATAAAGGTGCTAGACCACCAACCGATAAGTGTGTGAAGCACGGAGGAGGTGCGAGATGCCCGAATTGTATGACTTGGCCAGATTCTCGTAGCGGAGATACCAAATACGACGGATATTGTGCGACTTGTTTTAAGCGTGTATTTCCCGACGATGAACGAAGTAAAGTGATTTATGAACATACAAAAGAAATACGAGTTCGCAATACAATCAACGAGAACTTTGAAGGGTTTATTCACGATTCAACTCTCTATACTGGCGGTTGCGATTGTTCTCATCGCAGAAGAATTGACCACCGAAAGTTAATTGGTAATACTATTCTTGCTATTGAAACTGACGAGTTTGCTCATAGCAGATATGACGAAAAAGATGAAGAAATCCGATATGATGACCTTTATATGATTCATAGCGGAAAATGGGTGTTCATTCGGTTCAATCCAGATGGAAAAGGTGTAGATATGTCAGATAAACTGGATAAACTCGTAGAAACTATTCAAGATGCTATTGACCGAATTGAAAACGAAGAGAATACAGAACTTCTTGAGATTGTGAAGTTGTATTATTAGTGCCGGTTTGAAATGTTCAGCGGTCTAAAGCTCACGCACACCGCCCTCGGAAGGGTGGACCGGTGTCTCAATGCTGTCCTGTAGAGTCAGGGAGTCTACAATACCTGCGTCTGCCTGTGCGTCCTGTAGAGCCATCTTACGACGCGTCTCGTTCTCCTCACGCTGCTTACGAATCTTCTCGCTCTTCTCCTCCTCAAAGAAGATCTCCTTGTTCACCTCGTTCTCCTTATACTTCCTCATCAGCTCGTTCAGCTCCTTCTCGGCATACTCAACCTCGGGCATCATATGTTCGGAAGGGTCCCAAGGAAGCCAAGCACCCACCTTGCCGACATACAGGTTGTCGCGAGGATACCGGCGCTGGAGAACGCGGGCAAACGTCTGTGCCTCCTCAAGATTGCTAAAAATACGACGCACCTTCACGCCACGAACGTTCGTGCGGAACTCGTTCTTCTCTGTGAACTCTGCCTCCAGCTCCTTCTCCTTCTTAAGAAGAAACACCTGGTGCTGCTCATGAATATCCGTCTTGGAAATATCCTCATTATGCATCTTCGCAAACGCCTGTGTATCGAGCATGAGATCCTCCACCTTTAGGGAATACTTCTGGGCGATGTAAGCGT